GGTAAACCAACAAATGTTAAAACTTTTGCAGTCGAAGGTGGACTAGCAGATTATTATAAAGGAATATTATAAAGGAGTAGTGTAATGACTAAAAAAGTAAGAAAAAATAAAAAAAATAAAAATAAATTCAAAGTACAAAAACCTTTAGAGGGAAGAACTTTACCGAATATATTTAATCCAGATGGTACTTTAAATAAATTTTATAAAAAATCTGGTGGTGGAGTTTCGGAAGGAATTAAAAATATTCAAGCAAAAGGTATGAAAGATGGTGATACTGTAGTAGTAGATGGCAAAAGAATACCAGTGATTAAACCAGAAAATAAATTTATTAAAAGAAAACCAACAAAAAAAGAAATGCAAGAAGACAGAGCTAAAAATAGACCCTCTCGTAATATAACAGGCGACAGAGCTAAACAGAGAGAAAAGAAAAAAATTTTTAGTGACATGAAAAAAGCAGGTGAAATTGGTTTTGGTTTAGGTAGAAAGTTTGGAGTTGAAAAACCACAGCAACTAGGACCATTAGGACCTGGTGTTTTGACTGAAAGAGAACAGCAAAAAGCCTTAGAGGCATTAACAGGAAATAGCACAGGTGGTATGAAACTTTCTCCTAAAGCTGATTTAGATGGGGATGGTATGTTTAGTGAATACGAAAAGAAAAGAGGTATGGCAGTTCAAAAAGCTATGGCAGAAAATAATAAACCAGTAAAGGTTGCTCAAGCAAGTCAAGGTGGTGGTATAGCTATTCGTGGAACAAAATTTAAAGGTGTTTTTTAGGATAAGATATGGCAACTTCTGGAACTACATCATTTGATTTAGATATAGATGATATTATACAAGAGGCTTATGAAAGATGCGGAGTTAGAACTAATTCTGGATATGATTTAAAATCTGCTAGAAGAAGTTTAAATATATTATTTAGTGAGTGGGGTAATAGAGGAGTACATTTATGGAAAGTAGAATTAAAAACTCAAGAGCTTACTGCTGGAACAGCGATATATGATGCACCTACAAATGCGAATGATATTTTAGAGGCTTATATATCAACGACTACCTCTCAAACTGCTACAACCAATGATGTATCACTAACTAAAATAAGTAGAAGTGAATATGCTGCCTTACCAAATAAAGGTTCTCAAGGTCAACCTAGTCAGTATTATGTTGATAGACAAACTACACCTAAAATAACTTTGTATCAAACACCAGATGCTTCTACATACAAATGTGTGAAATATTATTATTTAAAAAGAATTGAGGATGCTGGTTCATACTCTAATGAAGCAGACATAGTATTTAGGTTTATACCTTGTATGGTTGCAGGTCTTGCTTATTATTTATCACTAAAAAGAAATCCACAATTAGTCCAACAAAATAAATTATTATATGAAGATGAATTACAAAGAGCTTTAACAGAGGATGGACAAAGAACTTCTGTGTATATTACACCACAGAGTTATTTTCCACAAGGTGCTTAGATGCCATATGCAAGAGGTAAATATGCAAAAGCAATATCAGATAGGTCAGGCATGGCATTTCCTTATAATGAAATGGTAAAAGAATGGAATGGTTTACTGGTACACAAATCTGAATATGAAGAAAAACATCCACAAATTAGAAGAAAACATATCAAGGGAGATGCTATAGCTTTAGCAAACGCAAGACCTAGACCTAAAGATGATGATAAACAATTTGTGCTATATATTAGTAGTGGTTTTTTTGCAGAAAGCGGAGATAGTGGTATAAATAGTGGTGCTAATATGACAGTAGAAGATAGTAAAGATATTTTAGGAACTACACTAACATCATTTGAATTAACGAGTGCAGTAGGAACAAATTTTTCTGTGGTTATATCATGAGTATCACACATGCAAACTTTTTAACACAAGTAAGAAATTATACAGAAGTAAGTTCTAATGTTTTATCAGATACTTTGTTAGACCAATTTATAAGAAATACAGAATTAGATATTGCAAACAAAGTAGATTATGATGCTAATAGAGAATACGCAATAACTTTAAATTCTGGTACAGAAAGATATTTAAATGTTCCAGATGACTGTTTAGTTGTTCGTTCTGTGCAAATTTTTGTAAGTGGTACAAGAGATTTTTTAGAGAAAAGAGACACTTCTTTTATCGCAGAATTTAATCCTACAAATGCTACTGGTCAACCTAAATATTATGCTAATTGGGATGATAAAAATTTAGTATTAGCTCCTCAACCAGATATCAATTATGAAGTGCAATTACATTATATTAAAGACCCAGAGCATTTTAATTCTACAACTGATACTTTTTTATCAAAGCATCAAGAGGCTTTGTTATTACATGGTGTTTTAACAGAATGTTTTAGTTATTTAAAAGGTCCTGTTGATATGTACAACTTATACAAAACAAAGTATAATGAAGAAATACAAGACTTTGCATTGCAACAAATGGGTCGAAGAAGAAGAGCAGAGTACGATGATGGTGTACCTAGATTAAAAGTAGCTTCTCCTTCACCTTAACAATAAGGAGAAAAAATATGGCAATAACAACAAGTGCAGTGTGTAATGTTTTTAAGACAGATGTTTTAAAAGGAGTGCACAATTTCACAGCAGCACCTACTGGAAACACTTTTAAATTAAGTATGTACACTAGCTCTGCTACTTTAGGAAAATCAACAACATCTTTTACATCCGATGCTCAAGTATCTTCACCATCTGGTTACACTAGTGGTGGAAAAGCCTTGGTTGCGGTAACACCTGTGTTAAGCAGTGATACAGCAGTAGTGGATTTTGCTGATTTATCTTTTGTGGGTGTTTCACTTACTGCAAGAGGAGCTTTAATTTATAACGATTCTGCTAGTGGCGACCCAGCAGTCGCAGTTTTAGATTTTGGTGGAGATAAAACAGCTACCTCTGGAACTTTTACAATACAATTTCCTACTGCTAATTCATCAAGTGCTATTATAAGAATAGCTTAAATAGGAGATTTGTTCAGTGACTACTAGAACATTAACTATTACTGTTGTTGGTGGTAACCCTTCTAATCATCCATATCATAATGTTGGTTCTAGTAATAAATATGCAATAGATGGTTCTACTGCTACAGCAGATGTAACTTTATATCTTGCTGAAGGAGGAACTTATGTTTTTGACCAATCAGATAATACTAATAGTGG